AAGGAAAAAGAAAGGAATTTTTATGGAAACAGAGGATAGAAATATTGTCAATTCGGCAATTCATGGGGGAGCACCATTAAAGTCATATATTAAGACTATGTTGGGAAAGGTATTTGTCTTTGTATGGGATTCTTTTGAGAATATTCCAGAAGGAGTTATTCTACAAGGAGATCCTAGAAAACAAGATGAAACTTGTATAGTGGATATCTGGACTGAAGAAGAGGATTATTACTTTAGAAATAAAAATAAAAGACATCTTCAGACTAGTAATATTATAGAGTTTGCTAGAAAGACGGAAGAGAAAGAACGCACTATTGAGGAGTATAGTGACGATGAATTAGCTAAAATCATCAATAGCAAGTTCTTTACTTTACAAACTGTACTTAATAACACAGAATCAATCGCGGTTCTATTTAGAATAAGAACCCTTGCTAATGAATTAGAGAAATCAGAGAAAATTATCAAGGTCATTGATGCCAGAATTGCGGAGGTTCAAGCGGAAGAGTATAAACCTCTTCCTAAAGTAACAATGGAGTTGTAATAACATAATGGTATCTTTTAATAAGTTCAACCAGTTTGTTGAGGATCTAGCTAAGGGAGTTCATAACTTCACATCAGACTCAACATGTACTGTAACTGTAGCTTTGTGTGCAGCAGCAAATGCTCCTGTAGCCGGTAATAGCGTTTTAGGAGATTTAACTCAAATTTCATACACAAATCTATCTTCTAGAGTTGTTGCTGGCATAACAGCAGAACATACCTCTGGAACAGTACATCTAACGGCTAATGATCTAGTTCTAACAGCGTCTGGAGCAGTGGCTACCTTTAGGTATATAGCTCTATATAATGACGATCCAACTTCTCCAGCCGATCCTTTGATTGGTTGGTATGATTATGGTTCTGACGTAACTCTAGCAAATGGAGAGACTTTCACAATAGATTTTACATCTGACTTTGCTACCTTAGCATAGCTGTGAATTTTGCATAGGATAGGAATAGTATGGCTATTTCCTTTATCAATTTGGGAGCGTCCAGCAATCTAGGATCTAATAACTCTACAAACCCAGATATAAATAACAACGGAGACGCTTCCAGTTTTGCTAATAGTTCGTGGTCTCCTCCAACATCTGGCATTATCATTTGTGTAGTTAGCCATCGTCTGAACTCCGCTACTCCCGCTATACCAACAATTAGCGGAAATAGTTTAACGTGGGTAGAAATCAAAACACTGGCGTTTGGGGCAAGGCGTATCACCATACTCGCTGCTCTGGCTACTGGAGCAACAACAGGAGCAACTACTGTAGCTTTTGGAGGTGAAACACAACAGCACTGTACTGCATCCTTCTTCCAGGTTACAGGTGTTGATACATCTAGTGGCATAGCGGCTGTCTTTGTCCAGACCCCGACCAACAATGGTACTGATGTTGGTGGCTCAATTACTTTGGCATCGGCCTCCAGCTCTAATAATCGTCCAATAGCCTGCTTCTATCAGAACGCAAATGAGGTACACGCACCCCGTACCAATTGGACAGAACTGGACGACATGCGAGGGTCTGCTGGTGTACATGCTATGGACACACAGTACAGGGGAGACACTTTTGAGACTACTGCTAGTGCAACCTGGACTACATCATCTATATGGGGAGGCATTGCTGCTGAGCTAAAAGCAACATCAACAGCAACTTTGGCTGCATCAGCTGGGTCTTTTATAGAGACCGGAATAACCTCCAGTCTTTTATTTGGACATAAAATTTCAGTAATAGCAGGGTCTTTCGTAGACACTGGAATATCGTCTGGATTAATAAAAAAACTTGTGTTAGTAGCAGGTTCTGGGATTTACTCTGAAACTGGTATTATATCTACACTTCTATTATCAAGATTATTAGCGTCTGATACAAGCATATTCTCGATTTCTGGTAATTCCATAGGATTGTTAAATGATAGAAGGATGGTATCAAACTCTGGAGATCTTCTTTTAATAGGAAGCAACTCCATATTACTTACAGGTAGGAGATTGATATCCAGTTCTGGTGTATATTATCTAGATGGCATACTAAATAATTTTGTATTTAATCACTCATTGTCTGCTAATCAGGGGTTGTATAATTACACTGGTAACAACACATCTATAAATTACGGATATGTTATTGTATCGTCGTTAGGAACATTTACATTATCTGGTGATGATAGTAATTTTATACATAATTATGTTCTAGGAACTACAGCCCAAAATTATAATTTTAGTGGGAACTTACTATCTATTTTATATGGAAAAATATTATCAGCGGATATTGGAAATATTTCTTTAGTTGGACTAAGTAATAATTTAAGATTGGGTAAGTTTATTTCTGCTGATGTAGGAATTATATCAGAGACCGGAAACAACATTCTATTTATATTACAAAGATACTTATTAGCAAATATCGGTCAATTTATAATAAATTCAATAAGCATAGGATTTGATAAATCTCACCCAATAATTTCTATAGACCCTAGTAGAACATACAGAATAACTATAAGAAGAGAAAGTAGTCTATCTGGAAACAGATCTAGAAATAGCAGAGTGATAATTTATTCAAGAAGTAGGAGAGTTTCGTAGATGGCATCAATTAAGTTTTTCAAAGACCCAATAGCTGTTTTAGACTATTCTTTGGACTGGACAGACTTACTGACTGGCGGAGATATAATAGTAGATAGTGAGTGGTTAGTTCCAAACGCAGATATAAATGTAGACTCAAGTACATTTACAAATACTACAACAACGGCATGGGTATCTAGTGGACTAGTAAATATTAGATATGATCTTATAAATCATATTACAACGTCGTTTGGAAGAGAAGATCACAAAGTAGTAACCATATTTGTTTTGGATGAGCCTAATGAGCTGTCGGATTTAATTTATGATCTTAGACTTCATTTAGGAGATTTAGATCCAGCCACATACCGCTATTCAGAAGAGTGGTTACATGTGGCTATAGAATCTGCTTTAAAGGCTTTGCAGAGATGGTGGCAGGATAAATATCTTTTCGACCTAAATGGAGAACACATAATAAGAAATCCTGATTATACAGGATTTCTACAGGAATCTCCGCCAGAAATTCAGGATAGGGATATAAGACCAATTATTTTAATGTCGGCTATTCTAATAAAAAGTGGGCAGTTGGAGGCAAATTCTTGGAATGTGGGTAGTTGGAAGGACGCTGAAATAGCCGTTTCTAACATAGAGGGTGGGAGATCTAAGGAATTTGGACTTAAGTTGGATTGGGAGGAACTAAAACTTTACATAATGCCTCCTACAAGAAGACTATCTAAAGCAGTAAAGATAACACACCCATCAACTGAAGAGTAAGGATTAAGAAAGGATGGTAGGAAAAGTGGAAAAAGCAAAGGTTTTGTGGTGTAGTGATTTAGTAACACCAACGGGGTTTTCAAGAGTAGCACATAGTATTATAGAACATTTATTGGATAAATATGAAATCATAGGGCTTGGGGTTAACTATAGGGGAGATCCTCATAAATATAAATTCCCGATTTATCCAGCATCTCTCGGAGGAAGAATCTTCGGGGAAGATAGGCTGGCTATGATTCTAAATAATACTAAAATAGATATACTGTACATACTAAATGATGCTTGGGTTATAAATAATTATCTGTCTTACACAAAGAAAAATGTAAAGAAGGATCATCTTCCAAAGATAGTAGTCTACTTTCCAGTGGATTCTAAAGAACATGACCCAGACTGGTACGAAAACTTTGATGTAGTTACAAGAGCTGTAACATATACAGAATTCGGTAGAATGGTTGTAAATGATTCTCATTGTAAAGAGGATTTAAAGTTAGACATAATTCCTCATGGTACTGATAAAGAAATCTTCTATCAGAAATTTACTAATAGAAAAGATGCTAAGAAGAACTTGATTGGTAAGTCTAAAAACCCAGATAGCTTTATATTTCTAAATGCTAATAGAAATCAGCCTAGAAAAAGACTTGATATAACTATGAAAGCATTTAAATTATTTGCTGAGGGTAAAGACGATGTTCTTCTACATATGCACTGTGGGGTAAGAGATGCTCACATTGATGTAGCTAAACAAGCTAGAAGGTTAGAAATAGATAATAAGCTAATTCTAACGAACCTTAATCCAGGAGTTCAACTAGTTCCTGATGTCGTTCTAAATGATATTTATAATGCATCAGATGTTGGAATAAATTCATCTATGGGTGAGGGATGGGGTCTTACATCAGTAGAACACGCCATGACAGGGGCTCCTCAGATAGTTCCAGATCATAGTGCATGTGCAGAGATATTTATAGACTGTGGACTTCTAGTTCCAACTATAACAGAATTTACTTTTGATAATAGTATGACTGAGGGAGCCCTTGTTTCGCCAGAAGGACTAGCAGAGAAGATGGACTTATTATATACAGACAAAGATCTGTATAAAACACTATCAAAGAAATCTCTAGATAAATTCTCTGATGATAAATATTCGTGGAAAACAATTGCTGGTATGTGGGACACGTTGTTTTCGGAGGTTTTAGATAAGCATGAACATCCTGTGGCCTAGTAATACTAGAGATGTTATTAATAACATCATAAATGAGATTGGTAGAGACGTTACATTTTATACATCTACTCTTTCTGGATGCTATAACTGTTCTTTAGACCCAGTTACTAATACATCTATAAACTCTTTTTGCCCAGTTTGCTCTGGAACTTATTGGATAGCTACTCTATCTGGTTATGATATAAAAGCACATGTTACTTGGAAGTATGCCGACCAGGACGATTGGCACACTGGAGGACATGTATTTCTAGGGGACGGTATCATAAAGGTTATGTACTCTGGCCCATACATGGACATAATTAATGATACTGATTTTGCGGTTGTAGATGGTAAGGAAGTTGATATAGAGAGGGTAACGCTTCTAGGAGTTCCATCTATAAATAGGATTATTTTGGATTTTAAGGAAAGGAATGACAATGACACAACAGTATAATAAAGCTGTTCAAGAAGTAGATATAATTGATGTTATTAGGTCTGTAGGAAAAAAGAACAAGAAATTACAAGCTAGACTTCTACAGGAACTAGAGAAACATATTGATCATCAAACCCCAGAATTTGATGAGCTTAGAAAGTTTATGTTAGATGAGATCAATAGTTACACCAGATCTGTAATGAGAGACATTTTTGGTGACATTGAATTCATGATAAAGGGATAATGGAAGAGGTTATTTCTCTTGTAAATAAAGTCTTAAAGAATGTACAGAGTGGTAAGTCTTATCTAACTCTAGCAGAGAAGGCGGAGAAGTTAGCAAAGCAAGCCATATCGTCAGCAGAAGCTTCTCTAAGAGCTTTAAAAGGCCCTGGAGAAGCGGAACTATCTTATGGTCTATCTATAGATCAAACATTAGTGGACGCTCCTAATATTCTTAAAGAAGAGGTAGAAACTGCTGTCCTTACTAACGATGAGTACGCTTACACTCCGTTTCTTACCCCTCTATTAGACATAGCTAGTGATGAAGAACTATACAATATAATTCCTGGTGGGACAGGTTGGTCTAGGTCTATAACTGTAGAACTAGCTATGAATGAGGTAGCTGGAGATATAGAAGAGTATGCTCAAGCTGTAGAGGCGGCAAGAGAAGAAATGGGATCAGACCCAGACAGAGATCCTATAAAAGCATCCCATATTTGGAGAACAAAGATATGGCCTTCTAGAGGTGGAGGTGGCCCATATCAACACGTTATATCGTCAAGACTGGCGAACTTACCTTCTCTGGCTCCATTCTGGAGTTTATTAAATGATGGAAACAAGTCTGTATCAATGTCTTCAGATATAGGTGGTACTGCTTATCCTAGTCATAGTGGGACTCATTTTGTTGAAAAGGCAGAGAGAAGAATAGTAAAAGTCTTCAAGGATATTTTTTCTAAGTACAAGATTAATAATAGATCACAAATCTCCGAGCTTTCTGCATTAATAGATTCATATAGAGAAGCTCTTCAAAGAATGTACGATGCTATACAGGAAGAAATAACTTCTGGAGAGTTTTTAGAGAAAGCAGCTCCTATTCAGGAGAGACTTAGAACTAAAACCTTAGACGACATTGATCCAAGAAAGTTACTTAAAGCTGTTGAGGATTTCAAAGCTGGTAGATCAGACGCAATTAAGAGAGTTAATGTTGGGAGACGTGGAACAAGAGTTAGATTATCTCCAAGTACACTAGCTCTGTATGATTAGCAAAAGGAAGGTAAAGTGTATATTGAACGCCTAGAAGACTTAAGTGTATATTACTGGCTGAAAGATAAGTTCTCAGATACTTCGTTTATTACTATAGTAGACGGATTTCCAGATGAGGAATTATCCCTACCAACTATAGCAGTAGAGGCTGGTAGAATAGATGTACAGGAATTTGAACTAGGAAATAGGGATGGTTTGAGAGTTCGTAGGTGGTTTATAGACATATATGCTAAGAACAAATCTCAGAGAGATGAGTTTGGATACCGCCTTCTAAATGAGCTCAAGAACCCTATTCCAGTGTATAATTATGATGAAGGTTTCCCCCCATCTATTACCCCAACAAAAATTGGTGCTTTAGCTATATTGGCTAAATCATATAATCCAATCAAGATAGATATTAAAGTTACACAGAAATTATATTATAGAGCTGCAATTTCGATAGTAGCTCAGAACGACATTATATAGGAGATCTAATAATATGGCAAAGAGATTAGCGGTTCCTAGTAAGGAACTGCAATTAAAGATAGTAGGCCCAAGAGATATATTTGCTGCATCTAGAGTTCAGAGATTAACTTTGACCTCAAATACCCCATCTGAAACAAAAGATGAGATTGGTAATCCACTACACGTAGGAGAAGTTAAGGACACCCCTGAAGTTACTCTAACGTTCAGTGCATTTGATGTAGGCATAAAAATCTTTGCGGCTTTGACAGGAACGGATTCAGCTTCCTATCCTGGAGCAGGTGTTGATATTGCCAACCTAGGCGAGGTTGATGCTGCTCTTTATGTTAAGGATGCCGATGTTGCTGATTATGTTAAATCAATCAGTGGTAGACGTTTGCAAATTCGTGACTTTGCTTTCAACTATACAGTTGATGGCGATTCTACAGAAGATTATACAGCTATTGGTTCTGAAAGACGTTATTTGAAGTATGACGTTGTTACTGATAAGTTTACAACTGGTACTACATCATTTACTCTTACTCAGACACCTATTCAGTTAAAGAACGGGCATTATGGAATTTCAGTTACTCTTGACGGAGATTATCTAGAAGAAGTTACCGGAGCTCCTGCAACTGGTGAATATAGAATAGTTGGTACTACTCTTACAACTGGTGATACTAGAACAGCGCAGGTTTTGGCTGTTTATCATTCTAACCCAGCTGGTAATAACTGGACAGACATTGGAGATGCAAGTCTTCCTGTAGCTATACGTGGAAGAGATGTTGATGTAAAGATAGCTACAAATGGTATTCTAAGAGTTCAGTCAGTTACCGTTAATGGTAATATGAATACTACCGCAGTTAAAGAACTTGGAACTAGAAACGTTGTTGGTTATCAGTCACAAGTTCCTACAATTGAAGGAACTATAACAGTTCTTGATACGGACTTGGAATTGGTGGCTCTGCTATCAACTGGTGAGCTTGCTCCAAGTGGTGTAGTAGAGTTTGAACCTGGTGAGGGTTGTGAATCACTAGGACTAGACCTACAGATTGAGTTGGGAGATCCTTGTGATACCGACGAGCCTGTAACGGTTCTAAAGACAGTTTATCTACCTTCTATTACAATAGTTGGTGATAGCTACACTTCTAACGTAAACAACAATGCTACTCAGACATTCAACTTCAAGAGCTTGGATGCACAGTGCATAATCTACAGTGGAAGTAAACCCTAACAATTGAATAATGCAATCAAATAGATTGTAGCAATAAAAGGCGTAATTTATGGAAGGGCTACATTAATGCAGAGATCTGTATTGTGTAGCCTTTTCTTATTTAAGAAAGGAATTAAGGATGATAGTAGAAAGCGGTATCTATAAAATAATAAATATTATAAATGATAAGTTTTATATAGGAAGCTCAAAGAATCTAAATCGAAGAAAAATAGATCAT